CATTAATTCCTTGAAGTGCAACAATATCTTTAGAGTCTGCTGCCTGGCCACCACTGAATACCCTTGCCTTCATTTCTTCCCATGCGTTTCCTTTGCCACTGGCTTTGTCTAAATCAACACCTTGCATTGCAGCAAGAAACTTCTTTTGAGAATAGTCAAGATCTCTTTTTGCTTTTAGTGTTGCTACAATCTCTGGCATGGACATAGATGATTCTAACTCGTCATAGTCTTTCCATATTCCGAGCAAAAAAACCTCAGATTCCAACTCTGCTAAATCTAACTCATCCCAGGTTGACCCACTTTCTGTTGCTTGAGTCTTTACTGGCTCTTTAGACTTTTCATTTATCTTTATACCTGCCGAAAAATCTAATAGTTTATAAATTGTTGGCATATCAATATTATCTTCTAATTCTTCTTGTGTCTTTATGCTTGGATAATACTGCATCATTGTAATTGTTGCACACTTAGACAAATAATTAATTGCCTCGTCATCGCTATTTGATTTTTTTACATTCTCAAATTCTTCTAAAAATAACTTTAAGTATTTTATCTTTAATGGAGTAATATATAGTTCTGTTCCATCAAAAAGTTCAATGGTTGAGGTTTTGTATATTTCTGTAGGCATTATATAAGTATACCAAACAGAAAGGCCCAACCCCGAAGGATTGAGCCTCTCGTATATTAAGTTGTATTATGCTGCTGGGATAGTGCGGTCTACGATCTTACCGTATGACGCATCATCATTTGGAAGAAGACGGAATGATACTTCGAACATTGTCGCTTCATCTCTCTTTGCAGATACTGTTACGCTCTCGATTGAGAGTGCACGGTATGCTACGTAAACTCTTTCGAGTTCGTCTCCAATTGCACAATCTCCAGTTCCTGGACCAACTGCAACCAAACCACGTTCGACTGGGCATTCGCCGATGTCTCCTGCTGAAAGATTAAGTGTTGGGTTTCCTGATACTGTTGATAGATCTCCATCCTTGCCTGCTAGTGCAAACAATAGGTTCTCTAGTGTTGATTCTGCGAATGTAGTATTTAGGTTTACCTGCATGCCTTGCTTGAACAACTTAGCAACGTCAAGTACCTGGTCTACTGCTACTTCACCGAAATCTGGCTGGAATTGAATTTCCAAACCATTCATTGTGTAACCAACATTGCGGAAGTCTGTATCATTTGAGAGAGTCTCTCTGTATGATGTTCCTGCTACATATGCTGGAAGTCCTGCGTCTGTGAGTACGCCGTCTTCATGTGTGAAGAGGGCTGCTGCTCCAACAATAATATTGTTGCTGCTACCACGTGTATATGCCATATTTTTCACCTCTTTTTTTTCTTTTGGATTAAAAGGGCTTGTTTCCTCATGATAAGTATAACATGCCTTTTTATGGGTTTAAGATTGCGCTGTCTTGGTGATACTCAAAGTCTATAATTATTTTGTTTCCGCCATATGTCCTGGCTGTTCCGAAATCTATTATATCTCTGACTTCTTCTAATTGATATACCTTAAACTTATGGAAAAAGAATTTACAGTCCATTCCATCTATCTGGCCTTTGGCCTTTGCCCACTTGTTAATTTCTTCTGCAGTCTCGTCTTCACGATCCATTAGGCGAAGAACCTTCTCCTGAACCTGAACCATTTTTTCAGTAACATCACTTTCTGTTGCATAAAAATAATATAAAAGTTGCTCTTGTTTTATGTGTGGAAATGGCGATCTACGCATACGAACAAGCCTATCCCATGTAGCCATAACTCCAGCATAGGCAAGTCTTTGTGGCTCAATCGTACTTTCTGGAGTAATTATAATCCAACTCTCTGTCAACTCATCGATTGATGCTGGTCGTGATGGGAAAAATGGAACTCCAATTCCTGTATCGAGTCCTATTTTTTCTTTTAGATATTCATTTATCCATAGTACTGGTGTATTAAATACTGATGTTGATTCTGCCATTATCCAATCCTCCCTGCATTAGCAACCCACTGGTATCCAGTTTTTAGACCTAAAGATCTACCGCCTCTTTTTGCTGAGCCAAGGTTTTTTTTATAAGTATTTGGAGTCTTAAAGTATTGTAGCAAACCGCTTGAGTTTAAAAATGATTGTCTAAAATATACACCAAAGAAGTTATTAAGAACATTCTCAAACTGACCTTTTGTTTGTCCACCAGGGTTATCTACAGTTACTTCTGATGAAGTAAAAATTTCTTGTCCGTCAACCTCAAACCTTAAAGCGTTTGCTTTTTTAGGTCTAATTGTAACTGCAACCCCTTCTTCCATAATCTTTGCTTTATTATAAAAAGGTACATTTGATCCATTTTTAATTGACTGTGATTGTTTTAAAGATGAAGTAAAAGTTATTCCTATCTTGGTTATTTTGTAATCAATATCAAATAATCTTGCCTCTGGGCTTCCAACCTTATGCCATTCATAAATATGGTGAAGTAGTTCTGGAGACATTCTTGAGTTTACATCAACAAACTGTGATGCTAGTTCTGCTATTTTTGGTGCCAGATCCATGTAGAATGCAGACTTTCCTTTTTGTACTCCATCTAAAAATCCAGTAGAGTATTGCATTATGTTGTTTATTTCTTTTTGAAACTGTCTGCTATCTATAGTTAAACTCAGCATTAGACATCTACCGCCTGATTTTCAGATCTACGGATTACTAAATTGTAATACTCAATACCGCCAAAAGGACCAACATACGGTTCTTGAGTTGCCACTTCAAAGATGGTTGACTTTCCTGCACGTGGGCCTGATGTCTCTGTGTATATATAATTACAGTTCTTGTCACGAATGTTTGTTAATATAATATTTGTTATTGAGTGTGGGGCATCTAAACTTGAAATTCTTAAGTCTGTCTTTACTCTTCCAATTAGACTTGATCTTTGTGTGATATTTACATTTGGCCTTACTTCTTCATTGCCTGCAGTTCCTACAGCATTAAAGTTTGCTGCTATAGTCTTATCTATAATCCAAGTTTTCTTAACATTGCCATAAGTTCCCTGCTCAACAATTGGATAATATATATCTGCTTGCAATGGGAATATAAAATCTGGCTCTTCGCATATCATTAAATTATCCCTGGCTTGACAATGGTCTTAACATATTTGTCAAGAATCTTATCTACTAAGAAGTTACCAGTACCGCCAAGCATTGCCTTATCAAACTGAATTTTAAACTGATCTGTATTATATGATGTTACATATCTCTTGTAATAATCTAACTTGCCACACTTAAGATCTTCTATTAGCAACTTGGCTGCATACTCAACATCTTCAGGAACGTTTAGATACCCGTGGTCTACAACAAATGTGTAGTCATATCCTGATGGGAAAGATATTCCTTCATATCCGTAGTAACCAAGATCTCCGCTTGCCACTGGTAGGTTTTGCGCTGTTGACTCATATCTATTCAATTCAAGAACATCTGCACTAACTCTTTGTATAGCAGTCTTATCTGGTGTTATTATATATTGATAGTCGCCCAATTCTGGGTTTGATCTATCGTAAACTAAGACATTGTTTTCATAAACCTTAAATACTCTATAAACTTTTTCCCATAAAGAAAAGTAGTCTGAGCCGTTACCAGTTCCAACTACTGTTATCTTTTTGTTATAAAATCCTTCTGGGCAAAAGGTGTCTATCATTGATCTTGCTACTAATTCTAAAATTTTGTATTCAGCAATCTCTGATGCTGTTGTTCCTAATGTGTTTGGATCTACATATGGTCTGACTAGTTCGTAGTACTCTTCGTGAATTAATTCTTCACCCTCGCCAATTGTAAAAATCTCTACTCTGTAATTATTGTCGTATCTTCCAGGAAGTGAGATGTTGATGTTGTCTCCTGTTGACCATTCTAAAAATTCTAAAACTTGTACTGAAAGATCCGCCATATCTGTTACTCTTGCATAGATATCTACATCGCTGTATCCTGAAGGAACAACAAAGTTTACTATGATGTCATCATATGGCGGAACTCTCAATATTTCCATATTTTACTTACCAAATTCCTTGGCAACTTCTTCTGGGGTGGCTGTGCGGATGTGAGAACGAGTAAGCCACTTTTCAGCAGCCTCCTTTTCAACAATGTTATAGCCACGGTAAACCTTGCCTACCTCTGACCATGTTACATTCTTTGTTGAATAAAGTGCTACCTTTTCTTTAACTTCTGCAGCCTTTTCCTTCTTTTTTCTTTCAGGTGCCTTTGGTGCTGTTGTTGCTCCAATGACTCCCTCTGCTACTGATCCAAGTGCCTGAACTTCTTCAGGTGCCTGGTAAGCAGGTGCTTCTACAACTGCTTGAACTTCTTCTACAACTGGAGTTTCTACAACATGCTCAACAACAGGTGCCTCTACAACAGGCTCTTCTGCAACTGGTGCTTCAAAAACTGGTGCTTCAAATACTGGTGCCTCAACTACTGCTTCTTCTACAATTGGATTTTCATTATTGTTTTCCATAATTCCTCCTTGTTAGTATTATATCATTATAAGTAATAAAGGGAGCAGGAGCGTTAACTCCTACTCCCCTTAATTTTTACTGTTTACAGATTATGCATCTGATGCAGCGTCAGCGAATGCGATTGCATCCTGCTCTTCCCACTGAATACCGAAGCGAACGAAGACTGTATATTCTACAGTGTCCTTCTTTGGCTTGTATTCACGGTTTACAGTGATGTCACGCTGGAATCCCCATACACGGTTCTGTGGGAATGTCAAGTCGACATATCCTGCAGGGTAGTATGGAACTTCTTGTACGTCAATTCCGAGAACACGTGTTGTACGTGCTCCACCGAATGTCTGTGCTCCACCGTCAAGGTATGCCTGACGATTAGTTGGAGTTCCGCCAGCCTGTGAAGCAAATGCTTCAGCAACTGCGTCTGCTAGGGTACCGTTGTTCTTAACGATTCCCTGGAATGCATCTGTACCAGCATAGAACTTCAAGTTAGACTTGATAGCACGATACTTACGTGGCATTGCAAGAATGATGTTCTGCATTACGTCTGTTGTCCAAGCGTTATTAGCGACTGTTACAACTGACTCATGTGCGTCTCCTTCAGTCTTTACACGGTTTACGAAACCGTTCATGATTGAAGTAAATGCGTCTGAACCTGCACCTGTTCCGTTGATTGCAAGGTCTTCGATATCATTACCGAAAGCGTTTGTCATCAAGCGGACAATGTGATCTTCTAGTGCTGCACCTTCGATGTTATCTTCTAGTGCTTCTGCAGATACTTCCCAGTCAAGACGAATCTTCTTTGTAGTCAATTCAACCTTTGAGAATGTTGCACCTGCGTTTGTGTAATCGCCAACTGCTTGCGCTGCTGCACGAATAACACGCTCTCCGACGTTTACCTTTTCGAGTTCCATTGTATTGGCTCTCATTG